GGTAAAAATGAAGCGATTTATACTTATTTAAATATTAATCATCCAGAGTTAGTGGAAGATGAATATTTTAGACCACACGACACAGCTGTAATTAGTATTCCACAAAAAGCACCTGTAGGGTCTATATTACGAACTGAATCTCCATTTGATTTATTAGAAAGAGTAAAAAAAGTAGCTACAGAATGGGTAAGGTCTGGACATAGAAATGGGTCTAACTCTCACAACGTGTCTGCAACAATTAGTTTAAAAGAAGACGAATGGGATAAAGCTGGAGAATGGATGTGGGATAATAGAAAAGCTTATAATGGATTATCGGTTCTACCATATAATGGGGGTACTTACACACAAGCACCTTTTGAAGATATCACAGAAGAACAATATCACGAGATGATGGAATCTCTTAAAGAAGTTGATTTAAGTAAAGTTGTTGAACTAGACGACAACACCAACCTAACGGGTGAACTTGCATGTGCTGGTGGTAGTTGTGAAGTGGATATTGATGTAAAAACAATGAAAAAAGCAAAAGAATTGGATGAGGCATAAGGTATCTAAAGAGATATTATACCATTTTAATTGTGGTAAATGTAATAAATGGTGGTCAATATCTGACTACCATTTATTGTCTTTAAATAACACCAAAGATTTAACGCAAGAACAAACAATAGTATGTCCTCATTGTGAACATAAAGAAAAAGTAATAGATATAAAAAATGAATAGAAAAGATGATTGGATTTCAGAATTACATTATAAAGAATTTTTGAAACCAAAACTACAAGCAAATGATTTTTATTGGGAAAACGGCAGAATGGTCATGACAGCAGAATACCATAAAAGAAGAGGGTTTTGTTGTGGTAATGGTTGTAAACACTGCCCTTATTCCCCACCACACACCAAATTAAATAAAGAATACGGAAAGTAATTTAATATAATACCCGTATACCATAAACTAAATTATCAAGTATTTATTATAAAAAACTATGCCCAATCAAAAATATGGTATAAAATTTCCTTTCACTCAAAGTAGTGAAGGATTCTTTCTAGGGTTAAATTCTAATCCTGATGCTGAAGTCAGGTCAAATTTAATGCATTTAATAATGACCCAAAAAGGTTCTAGATATTTTTTACCAGATTTCGGCACTAACTTGATGAGGTTTTTATTCGAACCACTAGACTCAGGAACAATATCTTCAATAGATAAAGAAATAAGAAAATCCGTCGCAAAATATATACCTAATCTGGTAATTAATAATATAGAAATTAAAAATATGGATGAGGTTAGAGGAGAGGATACACTTCTAATTGGAGAAGATAATAGTTTTAGTTTTGCTGGTGAAAAAGAACAAGAATATACAGTAAGAATAAGAATAGATTATAGTATAGGTAGTTCGGTTTTCGAAACTAAAGATTTTGTTATAATAAATTTATAATATGGCAGATAAAAAAGTAGCATATACGGAAAGAGATTTTTTAGGTATAAGAAATGAATTATTAAGGATAACCAACACTTATTACCCCGATTTAATACAAAATGCTAATGATTCGTCTATCTATTCTATTTTTCTAGATTTAAACGCTGCTGTAGCAGACAACTTAAATTTTCAAATAGATAGGACATTCCAAGAAACAGTACTACAATTTGCTCAAGAAAGAAGTTCTCTATATAACTTAGCAAAAACATATGGATTAAAAGTACCAGGTAATAGACCATCAATAACAGTAGTTGATATTTCTGTGATAGTACCGGTACTAGGAGATAAAGAAGATTTTAAATATTTGGGGTTATTAAGAAAAGGTTCACAATTTAAAGGAGGTGGCAACATATTTGAATTAGTTAATGACTGTGATTTTTCATCTATCTATAGTATTGACGGTGTAAGAAATAGATTTAAAACACCAAACTATGACTCAAACGGAATTCTAAATAATTACACCATCACAAAAAGAGAAGTAGTTGTGAATGGGGTCACCAAAGTATTTAAAAAAGAAATTACAGATGTAGATAGCAAACCATTTTATAAATTATTTTTACCGGATAAAAATGTTATAGGTGTTACATCTGTTATACAAAAAGATGGTGTGGGGTATCAGTCTCTACCACCAAACAGTGAGTTTATGTCTAACTCTAGTAATAAGTGGTATGAGGTAGATGCTTTAGCTTTAGAGGATGTTTTTATTGAAGACCCATCATCCCCACCAGATAAAAGTGGTATAAAAGTAGGTAAATATATACAAGCACCACAAAGATTTGTGACTGAATTTACACCAGAAGGATTTTTCTTTTTAACATTTGGTGCTGGAAATCAAACATCCCAAGACCTGTTAGATTCGTTTACAAGTTTAGGTGTTAAGTTAGATATGTCTAATTTTATGAATAACACATCATTAGGTAATATGGTGAAAGGAAATAGTACAATATTCGTACAATATAGAGTGGGTGGTGGTAGAGCTTCTAATGTTGGTGCGGGAGCGATTAATGGTATAGGCACGGTAGATTTTGTAGTCGCTGGACCTAGTCAACAAATAAATCAAACAGTGGTCAACAGTTTAGCGGTAAGAAATGTTTCGGCAGCTATTGGTGGGGCCGACCCGATGAGTACAGAAGAAATTAGAAATTACATTTCTTTTAATTTTGCCGCACAACAAAGAGCTGTTACGATTAACGATTATGTAAATAAACTTAGAACTATGCCCGCTACTTTTGGGGCAGCGGCAAAAGTAGGAGTAACAGAAATTGAAAATAAAGTGGAGGTTAATGTGTTGTCCTACACACCAGATGGTAAACTAACTTCTAGTGTTAGTAATACATTAAAAAATAATATAGCAAATTATCTTTCTAATTATAGGATGTTAAATGACTATATTATGGTGGGAGCAGCAAAAGTAATAGATTTAGGTTTTGATATCGATTTAATTTTAGAACAATCAGTAAATCAGGGTTCTATTATAACTGAAGTCATAAATAAAGTAACAGATTATTTTGATACCAATAAGATAGAAATGGGTCAAGACCTCTCTTTAGGTGATTTAAGGGGTCAAATAATGAATCAACCAGGGGTTGTAAATATAGTAGACCTTAGAGTACAGAATAAAGTAGGTGGACAATACTCCCAATCAGTAACAAATCAACCATTCACTAATGACATAACCAATCAAATTGGTTTAATTAATGATACGGTTTATGCTCAACCAAATGAGATTTTACAGATAAGATTCCCACAAAAAGACATCTCAATACGAGTCCAAAGGCCTGTTAAACCGGTATTCGCATAACCTTTACTAAAAATTAGTAGTATCTATTATTAGTTTTACTACAATAAATATTTATTTAGTAAAGCACATATGCCAAAATCATTTAGAGTAAGGACAGAAATAGGTAAAGAAAAGAACTTAACATTCGAATTAAAACAAGATTTTGATTTATTAGAAATATTAAGTTTGTCTTTAACACAACAAGATGTGTATAGTAGAATGTGCTCAGATTTTGGGGTTGTGGTCGGTAGAGTTATATCTAATGGTGGTTTTGGTATACCAAACGCTAAAGTTTCTATATTCGTACCTTTGGACGCTGAAGATGAGACCAATCCAATTATAAAACAACTTTATCCTTATACCCAACCATATGATAGGGATGAACAAGGTAAAAGATATAATTTATTAAGTTCAGAACAAAATTTTGACTGTCACGTTCCAGTAGGAACTTTCCCAAAACTTAGAAATGTTTTAAGTAATCAAGATGTTAGGTATATCTATGACAAATATTATAAATTTACAGTAAAAACTAATGAGTCTGGTGATTTTATGATATATGGTGTTCCTACCGGAGACCAAAATATTGTAATGGACGTTGACCTAAGTGATATAGGGTGTTTTTCTTTACTCCCTGAAGACTTTAAACAGATGGGTTTTTCACCAACAGACTTTGATGGGCCTAAGTTTAAAAGTGATACTAGTATAGACAGTCTTCCCCAAATATTAAATCAAACAAAATCAATAGATGTAAGACCTTTTTGGGGTGATGAAGAATTATGTAACGCCTCAATAACTAGAGTAGATTTTGATTTACAAGATAGTGGGTTTAAATTAAAACCTATGTCTATTTTTATGGGTAGTACAGCTACCGATACGGATAAAGACGCAGTTAACTTTGCGTGTAGACCGAGAAGAGCACAAGGAAATCTATGTAGTTTAGTTTCCCAACCGGGTATGATAGACGCAATTAGATTTACGCCGTTTTTTAAAGAAGATTCTAACGCTTATACCTCAACTACATCACCAGGACTTGCTGCTGGAGGTACAGTACCGGTATTAGAAAGATACTATTTAGATGATGGGGGTAGAGTTATTGATAATACAGGAGCTTTTCTAGTCCATTTACCAATGAATTTAGACCATGTAATTACTGACGAATTCGGTAATTTGGTCAAATCACAAGACCCTGAAAAAGGTGTACCTACGAGAGGTAGGTATAGATTTAGGATTAGACCAGAACAGTCAGCAGGAACAGCAAGAAATAGAAGAAGAGGGAGTTATCTGGTCCCAAATATTAGAGAGTATAATGATGATGTGGGGGATAGTTCAGACGGTAACTGGACAAGTATAGACCCAAAATCCTACGCATTTTCCATACAATATAGTGATTATCACCCACACGCACAAACTAATTTACTGCCTGGAGCATTAGATTATTTTTATGACATGACTTTTAATAGGGTTTATACGGTCTCACAATTTCATGACCATCTTAAACATAATGGTAGGAGACAATTTCTAGGTGTTAAAGAAATATTACCAGAAGAAGAACAACAATGTTCTACAACAGCAGTTCACTTTCCAGTTAACAGTGCTGTTAGAAGAGCAAAATTTATTATCTATTTAAATAATTTATTAATAGATTTAATGGGTATTATTTTTATGGGTTTATCATTAATAGTAGGTATTCTATCTTTTATATTTGGAATAATACTATTACCTATACTATTATTTTTATATGCTTTATGTGCTATTTTAATATTAATTAATAATGTTATTAGTAGTTTACCTTGGGTAAGTGGACCTTTAGATGGTTTAATAGCTGGATTAGGTTGTGATTGTATTTGTGTTAGTGGTAGTGGCTGCTTTGCTTGTGGACCAGGAAATGTTAATTGTGCTTATTTTGGTTTCCCACTAGGGTTTGTATTATTTACCCTCAGACAAACCAAATATCCCGAATGTGAAAAATGCACATGTCGTAATACCGCAAATAATGAAATGCAAGCATTAGCAACTAATTTCCCATGTCCAGGTGGTACAGCAGCTTATGACTCCTCAGATTGTGAAGGTGGATTTTTTAGTAGTTTAGCTCAATGGGGTGGTAATGATTGTTGTGGAGCACAGGACGAGGCAAGAGTATGTTGTCCAGATTGGTATGGGTTTGACTCTACAAGTACAACAAGTGATTTTGATGGACCAGCAGGTGGTGGATGTTATGTTAAAGTAATGTGTTTTAACCCAGCATGTATTATAGCGAATCTAAGTTTAACAACATTCTTTCAATGGGCAAGAAGACAAAAAATAGCAAGTGCTTTATGTAATGGTGTGATGAATTATTTCTGGGAAAACGCATGGGTAAGTGGATTTTTGTATCAATTCCAGTTTAAAATGAAATTAAAATATAGTGTTGCAGATGAGAGTTATAACGCAGATTCTAAATGGTGTAAAAAGTTAGTTTACATACACCCATCAGAACATGTTGTATATTATAGGTCCACACCCTTTAAATGGGACTCAACAACTAATACAGGATACTTTTTAGGTGATGAAGACGGTGTAAGAGGTGGGAACTCTAGTTCAGATGTACATTCTGATGGTGACATGAGGAGACACATCCTTTTCCCAACTACAATAGTAGATATGGGTTCTAGAAATCAATGTATACAACAAATATGTTTAGACCCCCAATTTGCTGAAGAATGTTCAGTTACCGACCAAATAGGACATACCAGCTTCCAAGACTTTACAGAACTAGTTT